TTAAACAGACAGGAAGAGCGGAAGATGCCGCTAGTCTGTTTGAGGATTATGTAGAACTTTAATAAAGGAGTCATTTTATGGCAATCGCAACTAATACTAGGACTACCTATAGTGCCGTTGGCATTAGGGAAGACCTAAGTAATATCATTTATAATATAAGCCCGATGGACACGCCGTTTATGTCAAGCGTGGGCAAAGGGTCATGTGACAACACGTTGTTTGAGTGGCAGACTGACCAGTTAGCCGATGCCGCCGCGAACCAGCAACTAGAGGGCGACGATAGCATGAACGCTCTGGCAGTTGCAGAGCCGCGACGTTTGCAGAATTATGCGCAAATAAGTTACAAAGCGGTGCAAACGAGTGGAACGGCAGAGGCGGTGGATTTTGCAGGCCGCAAGTCAAGTCAGGCGTATCAACTTGCCAAACGCGCAAAAGAAATTAAGCGCGATATGGAAAAGATGCTACTGTCTGAAGACCTTGCTGTTTCTGGTGCTACAGGTACACCTCGTAAAACAGCGGCTGTGATGTCTTGGCTAGGTACTGCCTCGGCAGGAACGTCAAACATCATTGATGGTTCGGCTTCTCCCGTTGTTGGTATTGTTAATCAGGGTTCGCCTACTGCTGGCTATCCTAATGGAACGTCTGTTGCAAGTCCATCTGGTTCGGATGCAGTCTTGACGATGGCTATGATTAACCTTGCTATGCAACGTGTGTTTACGGAGGGTGGAGAACCTACTGAGATTATGTGTGATGCTACTCTTAAACAGAAGATTAGCGCTCTTGGTGGTTCTGTCATTGCTGATTTGCAGAAAGATGCGCCGGGTTCGGCTCCTGCTACCGCAGTCAACGCCATTGATGTTCTGGTGACTGATTTCGGTACGCTGAAGATTGTGCCTAGCCGTCTGTGTCTGCCTAACCAGTTGTATTTCTTTGACTATGATTTCTGGTCAATTGACTATCTACGGCCCTTTATGACCGAAACTCTTGCCAAGACTGGCGACAGCGTGAAGCAGTTGATGATCGCTGAATACGGTCTACGTGCCAAGAATGGTTTGGCTAATGCGGCTCTTATCGGAATTAAAGACGCTTGATTAAATACAATAACACTCCTACAATTGTTGTTGAAGATAATGTGCTTTCACCTGATTTATGTGAACACATAATTAACCTTGCCGCAAATAAAGGGCTTGGTGACAATCTAATAAACCGTGAGGGTAAGTATATCCAAGACAAAGCAAGAACCAGTAAAGGTGCTTTCTTTGATTACGGTGACAATAATGTGTTAGACGGTGTTGTTGAAGCGTTGTCCGGTATGTGCGGTCTACCTCCTACCCGGTTGGAACCTCTGAGTATTCAAAGGTATCAGCCGGGGCAGGAGTACAAACCACACTATGATGCGTTTCTTCCTAACGAAATGGGGGAGATGCCGAAATCTTCAAAGATAAAAGAAGGTGGGAATCGCTGTGTCACTATGATTGCGTACTTGAATGATGTACAAGATGGTGGTGGCACAGTTTTTCCTGTTTTGGGACTTGCCATACAAGCCGTACAAGGCAGGGTTCTTATGTTTGGAAACCTTGATGAAAATAAAATTCCGCACCCTGCATCGTTGCACATGGGACTGCCTCCAGAAAACGGAGACAAGTGGATTATAACTTTTTGGTTTCGGGAGAAAGATGTAATGGTTACTAAGAAAGAACTTAGGAAAGAATTGAAGTCTAAGAAATCTGTTAGCACTGAAAAGAAACCTGTAGATCATAAACTTCATGCAAAAAATGTTCACAAAAAATTTAAAGCAATTACCGAAGATAGAGGATCAATGCCGCTATGAATTCATCTGGATGGAATTTTGACACTCCAGATTCTCGTCCTTGGAAACTGGACATCAATATTGATGGCACTGCAACTATTAACACTTACCAAGATGTACAACCTGTTATAGAAAGAAACAAACTTAACTTAAATAACTACGGTGACAAACTTACGTTTGGCAAAGCGTCAGCAATGGGAACAGATGACGGAGTAACCGTAGCGTCAATTCCTGTTAATGTCTGGGAACAGTGGTGCAAAGAAACAGGTGACGCAATCAAGAAAGATGACAAACTACTAGCAAAGTATTTAAACGATCCTGAAAACAAATACTTCAGGACTACACCTACGAGGGTATAATTATGTGGTTATATCAACCTACATTTTCAGGCAACGATCAGAAGCCTATTGTAAACAACTCTGTTTGGTTTAAGAGCAAGAATAGTTAATGGCTATTAATACGTATTCAACTCTCCAGACGGCTGTGGCTAACTGGTTGGACAGAGATGATCTGACCGCCAGAATACCAGAGTTTATTGGTCTATGTGAGGCGCGGTTTAACCGCTCTTTGCGTATTCGCCCTATGGAGACTTTGGATACATCTATTTCTACTGTAGCGGGAACAAAAACAATAGCATTGCCAACGGGCTATGTTCAAATGCGTGATATACATTTAACAGGCGATCCACTTGTTCAGTTGCAGTATGTTACGCCAGAGATTATGAACCGTATTCATGCAGGCAGTAATTCTGGCAGGCCAGAGGTGTACACTATTATCGGTGAAAACATTGTATTAGGCCCAACGCCTGCTTCTGTATATACCACAAGTATATTGTACTATAAAACATTTGACGCTCTTAGTGATTCTAGCCCAACAAACTGGGTAATAATTAATGCACCAGATGTTTATTTGTATGGAACTCTGCTGGAAGCGGAACCTTTTCTTATGAATGATGCTAGGGTTCAACTATGGGCTACGGCATTGACTCAATCTATTAATACCCTACAGGAACAGGATAACAAGGATAGACATTCTGGTTCTGCTCTTAGGGTAATGAACACAAGCGGGTATTACTAATGGGATTAGAAAGCGCAACCTATTTAAACGGACTTGTTGATACAAATCCCGGCGCTACAGATAATGTATCGCAGGGTGACGATCATCTTCGTTTAATTAAATCTGTTCTAAAGAGCTCGTTTCCGTCTGTTGATATAGCGGTAAACGCAATTCATACCAGTTCTTCCGCGCCATCTACCTCAATTTCAGCAGGGTTAATATGGTTTGACACAACCAATAACCTTATAAAAATAAGAAACGAGGCTAACGATGCGTGGATTACGCTACCAATATCCCCCGTAACATCTAATACTGTAGACATTGATGGCGGCTCTATTGACGGTACAGCCATTGGATCGGCATCAGCATCCACTGGTAAGTTTAGTTCTGTAAACATTGCCGCAGACGGGGCAACGGTAACAGGCATTAAAGATGAAGATGATATGGCATCTGATTCTAATGTTAAACTTGCTACCCAACAGTCTATCAAAGCGTATGTAGACTCACAGGTTACAGCGCAAGACCTAGACGTTACTACCGACGGTGGCAGTATCGACATTGACCTCGACTCTGAGGTTCTTACGATTACTGGTGGTGAGGGCATTGACACATCAGCCACAGGAACTACAGTAACCATTGCGGGTGAGGATGCTTCTACCTCTAACAAAGGTGTAGCATCGTTTAACTCTGCTAACTTTGCCGCATCCTCTGGCGAAATTACAATCAAGGATGGTGGTGTAGCCAACGCTGAATTATCGGATATGGCGGCTAATACGGTTAAGGTTAGAGATGCTAACTCTTCTGGCGTACCTTCTGACAAAGCAGTAGCAGACACGGAGATTCTTATTGGTGACGGCACAGGATTTACTGCCGCATCCCTTTCCGGTGACGCTACTATGACTAACGCAGGGGCGGTAAGCGTAGTCAAGATTCAGGGGCAGGCAGTTAGCGCAACCGCCGCGACTAACGATCAATATCTTAAATACTCTAGCGCATCTAACGAATGGCAGAAGGTGGACGTTCTTGCTCCTGACCGACTAACCACAAAGGGTGATCTTCTTGTATACAACACGGTTGACTCAGAAACGAGATTGCCGGTTGGCACTAATGATTATTCCCTGTTGGCTGATTCCTCCGCAACTAACGGTGTAGCATGGAAACAGATTCCAACAGCGACCATTGCTGACGATGCCGTCACCGCTGATAAACTGGCTGACACCGCTGTTACGCCGGGAAGTTACACTGCTTCTGCTATTACAGTAGATCAACAGGGAAGAATAACAGCCGCCAGCAGTGGCAGTTTTATTGCTAAAACCTCTGCTACTGGATCAGGTCAACTTCCGTCAGGAACTACCGCACAACGCGATGGTTCACCAGCGGCGGGAATGATTCGATACAACAGCACGACAGGCGGCTTTGAAGGCTATGGTGCGGCTTGGGGAAGCATTGGCGGCGGAGCCGCAGGAGCAGGAGGGGATGAAATATTTTATGAAAATGAAAAAAATGTCACAACCTCTTATTCAATTACATCTAGTGAAAACGCCATGAGCGCAGGGCCGATAACAGTCGATTCTGGAGCCACGGTCACAATTCCTAGCGGATCAACTTGGGTGATCGTATGAGTACCATAAATGTAAACGCAATCGACAAGGAAAGCGGTTCCACGCC